CAACGTGAACACGGCAAGACAATAACGGAACTTTGGAATGTGGATGGTGCGATACTACCTGATATTACTCGGCAGTTGGATGACTTCACTTATGAAATGGCAACCTATGGTTACTGGATGCTGCCCGAATTGACTAAATTGATTCAGAACGCAAAACAGGAATCTGAAAAAGTGGAGGTGGTAAATGAATAAGCAAAGTAGTATTGATTGGTTTCTAAATGAGTTTAGTAAACAAATTGAATTTGCACCTGAATCGGAACTGGATAAATGGTATAAAGAACTAATACCAAAAGCCAAAGCAATGCACAAAGAGGAGATTGAAGAGGCTCATTATGATGGGTCAATAATTACACTATTAAAACCAAATGATGATATGCTTAAACAATCTGAACAATACTACAAAGAAACATTTGGAAATGAAGAAGTGCTTTAGTTGCAATCGTAAATTTCCTTTGCTGATGTTTAGCAAGGACAAGATGAAATATCAAAGACCAAGTGACCATAAGAGGGTGAAGTGTTGCCGCATTTGTAATTACTTCAAATGGTCAAAAGATGGCGAAGGTTGGTTCTTTGACTATTCAATAGGCAAGTTTACCAAAGAGGAATTTAAGTCTAAATTTAGCGTATTAAAAAGAGTATTAAGATGAAGAAACAAATAGAACAAGTGCGAGAATTTCGCCAAAGATTTAATCTACCTATGGATGGATGCAAGACAATGCAAGATTGTATGTTGCACGAAAGATTAATTCAAGAAGAATTAGATGAGATGAAAAACGCTGATGACCTCATTGAGTTATCTGATGCTATTATAGATCAAATATATTTACTTTTTGGATATGCTATCCATCTTGGAATTGATGACAAACTTGAAGCGATGTTTGACGAAGTCCACGCAAGTAATATGAGCAAACTGGATAGGTTCAATAAACCCATTTATCGTGAAGATGGAAAGGTGATGAAAGGAGAAAACTATTTTACACCAAACTTAAAAAAAATAATAGAGCAATGAACTCAATAGAAAAACTAATTGACCAATTTAGAAAGTCAATGAAAGATCATTACTATGATTTTGGCAAGGCATATTTAGTGCATTTTAATAGAGATTTAGAAGATGCCAGAAGGCAATATAAAAATGAAATTACTGAAGCTTATTGTCAAGGAATGATTGCAGGAAATAATAAAGAGGTGCAAGATTGCAATTTTCGTGAATTAGAAATAATTGTAAATGCAACAAATAATTACTACCGAAATAATATAGAAAAATGAATATAACACACGATTTCGACAACTGCCAAAGTGATGTCTACAAAGAAGTAATAACTGACCTTATCTCACGTGAAAAGATGGGACGAATGAAGTATGGCACGACAGTAGATAATGCGAATTTATCAGAGCGTGAATGGATGCAGCACGCATACGAAGAGGCTCTTGATTTTGCTATCTATTTAAAAAGAATGATGTCAAAAAAATGACATTCGCACCTGATATCAAAAGAGTGGCATTGCGCCACTTTTTTTTTGCCCTTAATTGTTCATTTAATGCCTCACTTAATCCCTTATTTAATCCCTCTAATTGTGCAATAAATCGCACATTATATTCATTCAGTTGAGTGTATGTATCAATTGTCATACGTTGGTTCTTATCTAACTCAATGTAGTAATCAAGTGTCCGTACACCAAGTACAACTAACCTACGTTCAACGCTCAAAGAATCCAGCTCCTTCGAGTTCAATGAGTCTTTGTATTGCCCTTGCGTATGCGCTATCAATGGCAGTGCTATCAAGAAGGTAAATAGTATCAATGTCCTTTTCATATATCGTTTTTAATTTGGTGCGTTCAATTGTTAGCGTATCAATGCGCATTTGATATTTAGTAATGGTATCTGAACTGGTTACAAATTGTACCCTACTTGTTTTAGGTCTGCAAATCAATATACCAATAGCAATTCCAATACTAATAGATATTGCCTTGATTAATACGATAGTTCTTAACGTGAAATTCTTTTCCATTGCCCCTTGTTATAATTGCAAATCCGTGATTGTATTTACTATATGGATTGTAGTCAGGACTTAATTCAGATAAGCAACCCACACCCCAGCACGTTATCACCTTTCCGTTAACATCTCTTTCCGTGTGTTCAGCAGTTTGGTGGTGATGTCCACACATTGCATTTGCTTTTGTCTTAAGAAACAATCCCCTTGCAACGTTAACGGATGGAATAAATTGCTTACCAAATTCGTGACCGTGAAAGATTGACAACCCACCTACGTTCAATTTATTTTTACCTTCAATCCATTGCACGTTGTGCTTATCAAGATGGCACAATGAAGCAAAATCAAAGGCATCAATGTCGAATAGTTCAGGTGCTTTCACTCGCATATAACGCCAGTATCTTTCCTCGTGGTTACCTTCTTTGTAAATGATTTCTGCTTTCGGGAAAGTTTGTCTTAATTCGGAAATGAAAGTACGCATCGCATACAATTCGTCTTTGAACTTGCGCTTCTTTGGGTCTTTCACAAAGTCACTGATCATGTGACAATCCAAAGCGTCACCATTCAATACAACTGTATCAACTCCTTCATCTAATCCAGTTTGGATAGCTACTGAAATGGCATCGATGTCGTGGTATGGAATGTGAATATCGGATAGGATTAAAATCTTTTTGCCCTTTATATCAATATGCTTCCTTCCTTTTGCATACGACTTTGGTAACTTGAAAGGATTTTTAGGTCTATCTTCACTTTTCACCAATGATTTGTCGGTTAAATTCTTTCGATTTCTTGCGCCATTCTTTCCCTCAATTGTTCGAAGAACAGTCCTTGCATCTTCAACACCTAAGAACGTTTCAAAGTGTTCTTTAGATAATTTCTTCGCTAATGTCAGCGTTGGTGTATTGGGAAAACGCTCACGCAATTCACGTGCGATTTTTGTCTTTTGACTTTCTGCCATATATTTTAGAATGGTTGGTAAACTGTCCTACCACCACTCTTGACCGCACGCAATATCTGACCTCTGTTTCCTTCCTTGTTGTAAGATACGTGAACCCAAGATGGTGCATTCTCACTTCCGAACTCCCATATAAGTTGGTCAAATGTACAATTATTTTTGATGTAATCAAATATCTCTTTGTTATTTATGCCACCGTGAATATCTGCATCAATATCCAACGCTTTACCTTGCATATGTTGTGAACTTTTTGAACCGCCTATACGTGTATTAAGTTCAACGCTTCTGAATCCTGATGATATACCAATAGGCTTTCCGAAATGCTCACGGACTTTGTCGAATATGTTAGTGCAAACTAACTTTAGATTGCCCAATTGTTCAGCATTTGGAACGTTACCAATTCGTAGCGCAGTCGCTTGATTGCTATGCGTTACCTCTTTGTAGCTTACGTACTTACTTACCTTTTCCATCAGTCATCGCATCGGTTATATCTTCTGATTTCCTTCCAATGATTGTCTTAATCTTGCTCCACAAATCCTTACCAGTTACAGACTCAATACTTTCAATGATTGATTTGAATTCAATGATGGCTACCACGGTTGCAATTAACTTAGTGATGGGGATAAGTTGATCTATTATGTAAGTTTCTATCAAGAATCCGCTTACGATTGCAATTTGATACAACATCAATTTGGTGATGGTATCACTCATCCTTCTTGAGCGAATTCGCTGACCTAATTTGATAGCTTTCCACACACCTACCACCATATCCATAGCCACCAAAAAACCAATGGTTATCATCAGTTCTTTGATTGGCAAAAAGACCGTTGCAATACCCAATAGCCACAATTTAATCTTCATCTTTTCTCCTGCTTTTTGAGATATTGTTTCAATAGCTTTTCGTACTCTTTTCGCTTTAATACGATGGAGGGAGAAAGTCTTTTATTGACCACTTGTTGCGCCATTCTTTATAGGAATTTGTTATTAAAAAGTTACTCTTTCCGTATGGGTTACGATCGGGGAAAATGTTGTTGTCAGTATTGTTGGTATACTCGGGAAATGATGTTGAATTATAACACAAATAATCAACCATTCGTTTAGTATACCAACGTGCGTTTTGCCTTGCAGCTTCTTTCAATGATTCCATTTCACTCTTTGTGACTGGAGTAGTATCTTCACTTTGTCTGCTCACCAAGTTACCATTGTCGTGCTTATACAAAAGAGATGGATATATCTCAACCATAGTCCACCACAACACAACCTTTAACACGTACTCATTGAGCAATATCTCATAGTCGCCTGTAATTTCACCCGCAGCAACATCAGCTTTCAATTTAACCGTCAAATTTGTCCCCAAAAAGTTGGTCAAATACTTATCTTGAGCAAGATAGATGGCAGGTCTGATAAGATTGGGATCAACTGCATCAGTAAGCGGTGTGAACTTCTTGATGTAGTCCTCATTGATGAGTAATATTTCTTGTGGTATTGGCATTTTTTATTGGTATTTAAGTGAACCTCTTCCTGGTCTATTTATTGGTGCAATTCCTTCAATTCCTTTTCTTGGAACAAACGGATTATTAGCTACTCTTTTATCATTTTCAAGACCTTCATTGGGTAGAATTCTACCTTTTGAATCTCTCTTTCTCATATAGATTTGACGCTTCCAAAAATGATGGCAAAATGAACCGCCGAGGTAGCGGAAAATCGAATAAGTTGATGCCCCAGTTGGTGCGAAATCTCCATTAACTCCTTTCTCACTCATATTTTCAATATCCTCGTATCTAAACACCGCTCCTGCCTTTGACAATCCTACCATTTCAACGCAAAATTCACGTGAGTTAGCAGATAGATTTTGTGAATATGCATAACGTAATTTGTAAAGTCCTGCATCACCCCATTGTGACTTATCTCCACCATTCGCATCTGACATTGATGGCATCTTGTTGAATAGTTGTGAGGTGTAGTTTAATTCATTCTCAGGATCTAATACATCCTCTTCACTAATCAATTCCCATTCTTCAACATCAATGTATTCCGCTTTGCTTTTCAATTCATCAATGAAGATTCTACCTTCCTCATCTGTAAAATCATTTCCTGCTGAACAACAGATTTTAGAAACGCTTTGGTGTTCGCACTCAACTTTTTTTTTACTGCTGATTGCTGCGCTTCAACTGGTTGTACTTCCAAAATTTCATTTGAAATAATTTTTGGAGTTGCAACCACATTGGATGCCTCACAAATGATGGATATTCCATCTTCAATTAGTCTTTGGAAAGGCTCAATTACTTGACGCTGAAAGATGAACAAAGCAGTTCTCATTTCATCGGTATTTGAACCCAATCCACCGCCATCTCTAACACCAAATAACAAAGGTGATGTGACTCTGTGAGCAATCATAATTTGCTTTGTACACTCTTCGCTCAAAAACTGATATTGCTTATCTGCATCGTTAATTGGAAACGCTGTGAATTCAACACCTCTATCTCTTTCCTCATTGAAAAATGTCAATACCTTTCCTGCATTTTCAGCACCTTGAATGGACATCTGTAACTGATTCTTAATCATATGTTGCTCTTCCAAAGATGGAATGCCATTGTTGAAAGACGCAATCAATGAAGGAAAAAATCCGTTGAGAATATTGTTAACGTGGTATTCTCCAATTTGTCTTGTAAGTTCAATGTAGTTAACACTACCAATGTAATCAGGTTTAGGATAGTATTCACTACCCATTTTTAACGTATGTATGAAAAGGACTTGTTTTGGGCAAGTCTCTTTATTTTCTTCATCAAACATTGGAATAAAATGCGGTGTGTTTTTCTTTTTCCGCATATCGCTCCAATCTCTCGAATACCAAACACCAATCAAATCATCATTTTCATCACTACACGCAAGGCGACAATTCTCAAAAGGCAAATGATTAACCTGCGCAATGGTTGTTCTATCCATTGACCAGATAACCTCCAAATAATAACCTCCAAATAATTTAAGGTCTCTTGATATATGCGGTATAATTGAATCAATTTTTAACCCACTCAAATACGCATTAGCGGTATCATTACCACCACTCACTCCCTTCCCTGCAATCATTTGGCTAATTGAGTTCACAATTGATCCGTGTACTGGCGATTCACTTTGTAACTCAATCAAATATTGTGGATACATATTAGCCTCACCAAAATTTACCCATCCCCTTGATACATTTTCCTTTTCAATAGGCGCAATCTTGACGTATTTCGCCATCTCTATTTGAGTTGCTCCAACTCTTTGCTTTATTTCGTCTATCAGATTAGCCATTGTATTCTATATCGTTTGGGATGGTTAGTGAAGGTTGGTCAAAATATTGGGTTAGCGTATTGAATTCAATATAGCCACGCTTAATTTCTCCAACCACATCAGGATCAGTAGGGTCAAGGTTGCCAACCGAATTTTGACCGTATATAACGTAGTTATAACGACCTCCTTCAGTAATGAGAATGCTGCCATTAACGGCATCATCTGCATTTGTACTAATTGACAAAATTGAGATTCTTTCATTTGTACTAATTAGCGTTGGAATAACCGCAAATTTTTCTAATGTAATTTCGTTTTGAAGTATCAATAAATAATACTCAAACGTTGGTAAAAGCAAAGCCCCCTCCTCTAAAGAGAGAAGGAGGTTTTGAGATGCAGTATTTGTCTGTAAGTAATTCATCTACTTACAAAGATAATTAAATAGTAGGTGCTTCAACGTCAATATCTGCGAAGTTATCGAAAGGAATTGAAGTGAATGACTCCAATCTGTAAGCCTTATTTTTTTCTTCAGCAGTTAGAGTAATTGTATAACCATTCAAGTCACCTTTGGCAACTCCAGTTGCAGTAGATGCAGCAGTTACTTCAGCACCATCGAAACGGCCAACCATCCAGATATTGTCATTGTTGTCTTGTACAAATACAACCAAACGATTTTTACCAAGCAACTCTAATTGCTTTCTGCGTGGAGCAGACAACTTAAAGAATGTAGCCGTTACCGTTTGAGTGTAAAAAATTGTACCGTTCTCAACGCTTGAAGCCACCTCCTCGGTGAAGCTACCAGTGTGTTTTGGACAAATGTATTTATAGATGGTTGCAGCTGGCAATCCATTAACTTCTTCAGCACCATCAATACTGATACCGCTTAAAAAGTCAGCGTGTTGCTGCAAGTAGATTGCTTTGATTCCACCGATTGTATCTTTACAATCTAACATAAATCCTGCAGTTAATTCACAAGCCATATTATTATATTTTTTATTAGTTAAAATAAAGGGAAGGTAGAACTAACCACCTTCCCCTTTACTTGTGGTTAAATTAGTTGTGACCGATTACGCAGTCAGTCAATACACCTACTTGAACTCCAGTACGGAATCTCATTGCCATGCGTACGTTATCAGATGCATCAGTCATCGACATATCAACTACTTTCACTTCAGCGAAATCAGAGTTAGCATCAACACCAACAAACAAGTTTGAAGGTTGTGCTGCAATCACAGTTCCAGTTGAAATACCAGGACAAACATAAATGTCGTATCCGTTAAATTGCAAGTTGAAATCTTCAGAAGCTTGGAACAAATTAGCATAACCTAAAGCAGATACTGCTTGGCGATAAAACTGAGCAGTAGCACGGTTAACATACAACTTGGTTTCAGGTGAACCAATCAAAGCAGCAGGCAAAGCGTTGATAACTGCATTCATATTAGCAATAACAGTAGTTACATCTAAAGTAGCAGCCCAAGTTTGATCAGCAGAACCACTCAATCCAGCCTTCAACTTCTTTTCAAATCCGTCAAATGAAGCGTAAGTTCCACCTGTATCACCTTGCCAAATTGTGTACTCGATAGTTTCACCAACTTTAGCAGCAGCATATCCGATTAAGAACTCTGCAAAGTTAGCAGGAACTACATCGTTAATGAATCCACGACCAGTTGCAGCAGCTTCCCAATCTTGTGCAAATTCTTTTTTGCAAAGTTCAAGATTAGTCATCAAATCTGTAACGGTCAAAATTGACTCAGTCAAAGTCAAAGAACCTTGTTGAGTGAAGTCACAAGCAGCAGCTTGAACCAATGAAGCTGAGTTAGCCAACTTCTTTAATACAGCCTTGTACTTAACTCCTTCTTTCAAAGTTACATATCCTTTTGCCAAAGTGTCCCCTGAAAGGATGGCAGCGTTGATATATGGTAACGCGAGTTCACCTGCATAGGTGCTTGTGATTGTCAATGAATCAGCCATTTTTTTCTTTTTTTATTTTTATTTGTACTTATTTATAATTGAAAAGATTCTGTTTTTAGAATCCATTTTCGCCAAGTTGATAGGCTCTGATTTAGCAACTGAAGTAGACTTCTTAACGCTATCAACTGCAGGTTGCTTGCTCATCTTTTCGATAGTAGAAGAAAGAGTTTCTTTCTCTGCATTTAGAGCGGCAATCTTTGCTTCGAAAGCTTCAACCAATGAATTGATTGTAGACTCAAATTCCTCTTTGCTTACACCTTCAAAAGCAGCTTGCTTTTCTTCTTCGATTTCGATTTCTACCTTTGGCTCTTCTTCCATTGGTTCTTTAATCTCTGTGATTACACCACCTGCAACCACGATTACTTTACCTTCAGCGGTTGTGTGTTCTCCATCAGGTGCAGGAACGGGGTTGCCGTCACCATCCATAATGAAAAGTTCACTACCTACTTTAAATTCAGCATCGGGAGAATATACCTCCGTGCCATCAGCTAAAACGGCCATTGCCATTTGAGCTTCTTTTGTGATTTCCCCTTCTGCGGACAACTGAATACCAAAGGCCTTCAAGCGGTCTGCATATTTGGAAACGATTTCACTTACTTTGTTCATATCTATGTTTTACTTTTTCTTTGAGTAAGTAGCAAAACCCCTACTTTTGTTCCCGTTGTAATGTGTTTTTTTAGTTTGTTTAGTTGTTTCGGTTTCACAAGAAAGGCCCTCCAAACGTGGAAGGCCTTTTTTGTCGGGTAAATAAAACACCTGCACAAGGTGTAATCGTTACAATCCGCTTAACTCGTTTTCGAGTTCTTTCATTATCTTTTCGATCTCTTGTTGAGTCATATATTCATCACTGATTTCAGTAAAGAATCCTTCAAGTGAAAAGCCTTTAACGTCACCTTGTTTGATTGATTGCCACACCTCATCGTTATCAATCTTCATTCCAATGCACCACGTGCCTTCGGGGAAAGAGAATCCAAAGTTTTGGCTCTTGTCGTGCTGACCTTCCACTATCCAAGACTCCACAACCGTGCATCCAACAACTGGGATTTCGTGTTCCAAATTTGAGTTGTGATGCATATTTCTTTTAAGGTATTCTTGCGCGATTTTGTTGATGGTTTCTTTGGAGTATTTGCAGTAGTATTCACGCTTCATCGAATCAACTCTGTATATCAATTGCTCGGGAATCATCACCGCACCATATACCATTTTTCTTTCACCTTCCTCAATGGCTGCTTGTTGCACCTTGCGTGTTTTTGACAATGCTACAAAGTCCACTTCAATTGCAGGATTCTCAACTAATGACATTGCGTGAACTCCTAAATAACCGCTATCGTCTATCGTATATTCGATGACTTTTACTTCTTCTTCTTTCATATTTATTTTATTAATTTTGATTGGTCTAATATCTTTTGTTGTGCATCTTGTGCCGACGTTACATTAGTAGCTAAAACATAAGATTGTATCGGTTGTGCTTTCGTTTGTCCATTGTTTAGAAATGACAAATCAAGTGCTGGTGCGGATGTTGAACCACCTCCACCCATACCACCTCCACCCATTGTACCTGGAGGAGGAGGAGGAGTGTTACCACCATCATTAAATTTAGTTGATGCAATTTTAGCAACATTTGCCAAACCCATTGTAAGTGCAAGACCTGCCTCTACGAATTGCGCTCCAGTAGCTAACTTAATTGGGTTACCTCCTGCCGTTAACGCAGCGTTGACCGCCATATATGTATTGATTGTGGCTTGTGTAATACCAAACGCTTTATTTATATTGAATCTTCTTTTCGCAGCTGCCTTATCTTGCTTACCCAATGAATCCATTATAGACATCAGGTTACCCGCGACTGCAAAAGCAATATCAAATTTTTGTTGAGCCGTATATTTTTCGAGTTCTATTTCTTGTTCCTTTCTTTTCTTATCCTCATCAAGTATTTTTTGAAAGTTGTTTTTTGTTTCGTCAAATACTAATTGAAGTGATTGCTTTTTTGTTTCAAGTGCTTTTGATTCTATTACTATATCATCCTCTGCTTGTTTCTCTTGCATCATCAAAACATCAGCTTGATACGATGCATCCAATTGCTTCAGCAATTCTTTGTTGCCGTGCGCTAATCTTTCTTTCTCTAAATACAAAAGACGAAGTTGTCTTATTTCTCTTTCGTCATTTGATAAAGTTTCTTGGTATCTTTTCTCTTGTTCAGCCTTTAGGAATTCAGTTAATGAGCGTTGGTCATCTTTTATTTTTTGAATTCTTTGAGCCTCCTTTTCGGCTGCCTCTTTGGCTAAACGTTCTTTCTCTTTATGTAAATGTTCAGCATCTTTTAACGCTTGTTCCTCTTGTTTCTTGCGTCTATCTTCTGCTTCCTTATCTAACTTCTTTTGATTCTCTGCACGTTCCTCAGCCTTTGAGTCAGTTAACCCAATCCAATCCATAAAGTCCACCAATCCACCCGTGACGGCATCAATGGTTTCTTTAATAAAGCCAAACATTCGACCAACCAATCCACCTGCATTCACCAACTTATCAAAGTTCATCACAACCGCTGCGATAATACCACCCAACAAAAAGATTGGGTTCAATAGCAACGATTTTCCTAAGTCTAACATCGTTGTACCGAAGCCTTTTGCAGCTGTTGTAAGGTCACCAAACTTGAAATCTTTTACCGCACTCGATACCCCTTGCAATCCTTGTTGAGCTGCTCCAAAATCAAGTGATAAGATAGATGAACCAATCATTGAGAAGGAGTTGTTCAACCTCTCCAACGGATCCCCAGCTAATGTGTTAACGCCTTTGGATAAGTCACCAACTTTATCGGTTAATGCTCCAAGCTTTCTTTGCACCTTGTCGAACTCCGCCGTTCCTTCATCTAATCTTAATAACTCATCACGGAGTGCCTTCATTTGCGCCCTTACCGATTGCGCTTTTTCCTCTCCGTTACCTTTTATTTCGAATTCTAAAACTACCTTATTATCAGCCATTGAAAATCATTTTAATTAGTTCATAAGTACCCCAAATTAAAGTAGCAAGAATGGTCATATTGATACAACCAGTTAGCCATTTTGGTAATTTATTTTGGTAGGTTTTAGCATCTGACTTGATGCCCATCTTTTGCATCTCGCAAATGTTCTTGAATGTCTGTTGTGGATTATTCATAATGGTATTGATTGTAAATTATTTGACCTCCAATGAAAATATTGTTTTCGGGATAGGTTGAATTTTTTAGCAGTAATTGAGGTGCAAATGTCAACCCCACAATGTCAACTCCAAGTTCAAAGTTTCCGCTAATCGTTTCAAGATTTTCACTAACTATAATTGCATCCTTTACACTTAACACACCTGCTGATGAAGTCAATTGAATGTTGAATTCAACTACTCCATTGCCATCAATACCTGCGCTAATTTGCCCAATGGTCAACATAAGCTTTACATACCAAACTGAATCATCGGGCACGGTTATGTAATTACCTATTTCATTTGTTAGCGTTATTGGTGTGGTGTTATTTGTCCAATCTCCTGCACCACGCACTTGAATAATTCCACTTTGATACTCACCTGCATATGCGCCACCTGCGCCCAATGTCACACCTTGATTGATTGCCCTCGCTGATGTACCAAGTACCATTACGCTTCCCAAATCAGAAACAACTATATTACTTGAACCACTCACAATACTGCCACTATTTGAACCACCAACAAAAACATTATTACCATTTACAAAAGTTCTTTCATTGATTTCTTGCACAACTGCATTATCAGCTATGTATGCCGCCTTGTTAACTGGTGTTGTTTCAACATTTGAAAGAGTAGTTGTAACCTCTGAAAACATTTTTGTCCTTCCTCCTCTACCTTTTGCATCTCGTGGAGTTGCGTAGCATTCTGAACCAACCCAAAAATATCCGTAATTGTTACAACAAGTCTCAGTTCCAGGTTGTGTTTCTCCTTCAGAATCTTCCCAAATAATGTTTCCATTAATTCCAATAACTGGCTTTGGAGAAAGTAAACAATCGGGAGTTGCGCTAACAAATTTAATCAACTTCACCTTAACGCTATCTTGCATTCCTACCACATAATCACTAATGTCAAGAATTCTATAGTACGCATCTTTGATAAAGATTTTATCATTGAATTTGAATTGATAAACATCAGCAAAATCCAAGGCAAAGAAAGCTTCAATAACACGTGCATCAGGTGCGTAAATGTCAGATATATAATTATTCCAATAGCGTTGATATAACGTCTTATATGGTGTGCTATCTAAATAGTGCAAAGGCACTTCTTGTCCAAAGTTTAAATCTTCATCTGCAATTGATGGAATAGCCGTGGTGTAATGACTAAATAAAAATGCAGTATATGGTAGCACATTACCAAAGTCATCATTATAAATATTGAATGTTATCTCATCTTCAGTTTTATACAAAATGCGTGCGCCAGGTGCTGCAAATTGTCCATTTCCTGACTGAAATTTAGGTATAGGATAGTCACTACCTTTGATGCTATTTAATGGAGTAGCACCAAACATTATTTCAGTTTTTTGTTCTTTGGTTGCAAAGTCATTTTCGGGATCAATCAACAACAACCTACCATATACACGACCTCCTTGTGCGTTATATAATTGATTAAAATAATCATTCATTGACTTGTATGTCCACAAGTTTTGCTGCGCTTGATAGTCAGCCGTTGATGTGAGTGTAATGTCTTTTGATACGTCTAATTTATTCGACCAATCTTTTGCAACTCCTTCAGCTAAATATTCTTGAATCGGTTTAAATGTCAATAGATTTGGGTTGATATCATCAGCAATAACAACCAAATTAAACATCTTAAAAAGTGATGACATAAACTCACTACACTTCATTACTGGAGCATTAGCTGCCCAATCAATTGCGTTACCAAACAATGGCTTTGATATGTCCAATGTGCCAACCTCAAAAGATGATATGGTAAATGTAACTAATGGATTAAGATTGTATGATTGTAGATAAACATCTGTAAAGATGTAAAGAATTGGTTTAATTGTCCATCCTTCTTGAACAAAAGCGGAAGATGTTCCAGTTGTTGCATCAACATCAGTATTGGTGTTATAGATATAATCTTGTAAAGCATTATCCCATACCACAAAATTAGCTGAACCACCATTAGCTATTAAAAAAGAAGATACTCCATCACTCGCCAAAAAACCCATCCAAACTGAACCTATTGAATTGTCAGCTTGAATAGTCATATTTCCTGCAAAGACATAACTACCACTAAAAGGTACTGTATAAATATTATTTGCACCAATATTTGAACCGGAATCAATGTCAATGTTTAAAGTTGGTAATTCAGCAACAAAGCAACTTCCTCCACTTGCGAAATTTGTTAATGTGAAATCAGTTGTATCAAGTGTAATTGATCCACTATTAGTTAACTTGAATCGTGCAGTATCAGGATTTCCTTGTTGTGCTATTAAATCACTTTCGCCAATCCACGGAATCCACATTTTATCCAACTGCTCCGTAAGTGTTGTGCTATCAGCCTCATTGAATTCAAATCCGCTTAACGCAAAGATTTTATCAAAGATGTATCTTGACCTTACAAATGGTGTGAGTTCACCAATCTTTGGAACAATATTAAAATCACTACTTAAAATATTTCGAGTGCCTGAATCATTTACATTCATTACCCAATTGTCACCTTTATCAGTTAATCCAAGATAAACATTTCCACTTGCATTAACTGCGGCCGTTGTAACATAAGACACAATGAAATCATAGTCTTCTTGCAACTCCGATGAAATGTAATTTTTAAAGTCAGCATCTCCAATCGTCTTGAAAAAATTTACAACGTTACCAAAGAATACTATCTCCAAATCACTCACCTCACCATTGCTCGTATAGGCAGCTTTGAATTGCACATAACCTTCAATGATTGGTATAGTGTCAACCGTGATAGATGCGTTGATTTTACGCTTTGGATTGAATCCACTAAATTGAAAAGTATTCTCTTGAATGAATCCAAAAATACTTGCATTAGTTGGAGTGAATGGAATCCGAAAAGTCCTCGAATAGTTACCACGTGGTGCAAGGTCTTGAATGTCATTGAACGACCAATTCAAAGAGATGTTTTCGTTCTCATAAAGGTCAACCAATAGAGGTGTTTCATCCCCTTGCGTGTATAAAATGAGTGCTGTTTGCATAGTTTAATTTTATGGACAATTACCTTGACCGACCTTTACATAAATGTTACCTGTATATGTACCGCCACCACTCCAAACTGGCAGTTGTAATTGGAAGTATTGACTGGCAGAAAAACCAGTACCCCAAACACCACTTGCTATAATTGGAGTGCCTGAATTATCCATTGAAAAATACGTTCTTGTTCCACCACCAGTTGCCACATTTCCAAGGTCTATAAATCCATTCGCTCCGTGTGCATAAGGTATATTCGGTGTGTAATTGATTTCAACGTAATATGCTTGACCTGGCACTATACTCATCCCAACCTCACTCACCGTAACCGTTATGTATCTATTTCGACCTGCATTTGTAGCTATTATATTACAAGAATCATCAACGTTTGCCCCTACTGTCATTGTTGTACTTCCAGATTGTTTTCCAAAAATGGTAAACAATTCGCAAGGATCAGGCGAAGGTATTGGGAATTGAGCAGGTAAGTTATTTAGAGTGTCATATTCATTAGCCAATTGAAGTCTTAAAGTTTGATTGTACTTTCGTGAATTGCGTTCACGCTTCATTAAGTAGTTGGTATCTTCTACCACTACTGGCAAAATGTTGTAACCATCCACGTTATCATCTACCATCCAAACGGATTTTGAATAGAATAAATCTTTCATTGCTTTATACTCGGATTCCGTTAACCAATCACTTGTTAAGTTAATGAAGGTCTTTACGATTGGCTCACGTTCGGTTAATGCACGTGAATAATTTTTAGTATCAAATGGAGTTTCAACGCTTGCCGTGTTATAGTTGCCAAGATAACTTTTATATCTTTTCTTTTCAACATCAATAGACCTTTCATTTTTCTTGATAAATGAGTAACTATCCCATCCTCCCATCTGATTCAACCAATACAAATGAACTGGATTATGTTTGCAATCTTCGTCAATATAAAATCCATACTTGGCAGTTATCTCAACATCTTCATCATCTATCCCTACAATTGTCCAAAAGATAGTATCATCAGCTTGTGCTTGTGTGATGAATGAGCCATCAACTAAATTTTTAAGACCTGCAGGAATGTGCAATAGTGCGCTATCCGAAAACTGCATTGGAATATCAAAAGTCACAAAATCATCATAGGTATTGTCGTACAATACATATCTAAAATTCGCAATGTTTACGTAGGGATAATTTTGATTGATGTACGTTCCATCGTCTGCAATCCACGAAAGAATCTTGTAAGCTGAATCTTGCGCTCCTAAAACATTTGAACGTGAGATGCGTTGCCAATTGATGACTTCAGATTGTAAGCTTAAAGGAATGTTGATGCGAGTGGCAACCGTTTCTTTGTTGAATCCAAGTGTGTTGTCGTAATACTGCGATAGTGCAATTGGTTTGGTGTCATTGCTACCCATAACCAAAAAGTTGCTTTTACCCTTGCCATATACGCACATTAAATTATAAGCAACCAATACAGTTGGATCTTCAGTAAATACCCCTGCAACATCGTAACCTTCGTACAATTCAATGGTGAAGGTATTTACTAAATTGTCATTCATCAATAATGCGTCAGATATTTGAAGCATCACATCGTCACTATTAGGGATGGTAACTCCAGTTGGTATCAATTGGTTAAAGATGGTCTTGGCATTAAATACCCCACTACCCACCGCATTAGGTGATAGATAAAAAGTGTAAATCTTACTCGTTAAATTTTCAGTTAATTCAACTATGTATTTGAAACCTGGATTAGCAAACTCGCTTGATGTCATCGTAAATGAAACATCGTTATTGGAATAACACATTCCAGTAAATGCATCAATGCCTTGTGCGGTTAGTCCTCTTATTGCCGTATTATATGCCATATCTTATACCTTTATTGTACCTGCTAAATTTTCTTCGATTGCTATTGTAATTTCACTTTTTAATGCAGCCATAAATTTGTCATTAAAATCAACCAACGTTTCATTGACTGCATCTCTATAATAAAAGAGTGGAGGTATTCCCCTCCTTCGTATTGCCCTCATTATATTAAATGCCATTCCCTCCATTGCTGCCTCTTTGGCCTTTGGTGTTTTGAACTTTTTAAATGAGCCATTTGGTTCACGTGGTTGGATGCGTTTAACTTTCATCCAATCATAAATAGCCTTTTGCATTGTACCCATTCCACCTTTTCCACCTTTTCCACTTCCAGACCTAAATGAGTAAGGAGAATTCACACTACGTTGTGTTCCGTTTACCCCTTGCTCAACAAAGTCAGCGTAATCAGAAGCTTTACCCTTTGCAAAGAAATCAATGCGCTTGTATTTATTGTCGTATCTAAATGCTAACGACTTGCGTAACGTATCGGATGCCACCGCCCTTCTTTTCTTTCCATTGACAGTTCTATACACACCAAGGTTAAGCATTGCCTTTTCGACAACCTCTTGCCCAAATTCCTGCATCAATTGTGTGAGTGGATTATTCGCCATCTGCAACTTCCTCTGTAACTATTATATAATTGCCATAAGCTTCAGCCTCTGCCATATCCAAAGTCTCAATATAGCCATTATCCGTAATCATTCTATATTTCGTCAAAATCATATGCGAGGAGTTGTGAATGTTTGTTTATATCCAAAGTAATCAGCAAAGAAACTACGTGCAGTTAACCCTATTGATTTACCAATTTGGATTTTTGGTATTATTGCCTGACTCACGCCAGTTGGTATATTAGTCGTGTGCGTTGCCACCAAAACATTATCAATGTAAAATTGAACTGATGTAGAGGCTGCGTTAATTTCAATGGTGAACTTTTGCCAAGCACTTGTTGTAGCTGCCACACTTGTAGTCGTTAACGTACGAACTGAACTTACTGCCGTTATGCATTGCCAATTTGGAGAGGGAGATGTACCATTTTGAATACCACCTTCATCGTAAGTAAAAAAGATACCAGTTGGATCAGATGCGTTAATGGCAGATGTACCCATACCAAGAACAATGCGATACCTTTCAAGTGATGTGCTTAAGGTTGGAATTAAAATAGATGTTGTGAAGCTAAATGCACCACCTCCCAAAGCTAAAAAGTTATTGCCACTTGTTGTGCTAAATATACCTGCCGCACCAGTTGCATTTGTACCAGTTGCAGGTTGAATAAAGCCTTGTTGATTTGTGGCACGAACTGAAGGGGCTGCGCTTATTAATGCAGTTGCTCCTGAACCTTGGGTGAACACCGTGTAAGCTGAATCAATAGCGTTATTGGTTGCAGCAGGTGAAATGAAATCGCTGAATCCTTCAATACCAAATCTTGCCCTATCGTAATTGAAAACCAATTCAGTTCCAGAACCTACAATTGAATTACCATTAAATGTTTTGAGTTGTTTGTTTTCCCAAAGTCCATTAGATGAATTGTAGAACAACCCATCGTTATTTGCAACCGATGCTATCTTAACATCGTGAATTTCATCTAACTCATAACCATTCTGAACCCTTACATACATACGACCTGCGCTTCCTGGACTTGCCGTTGTGACGAATCCAAGATATACAAGGTGGTTAGGTGCTGATGGTTTTACTTTCGTTATAGTTCCCGCCGTTGCACCAAGATAAACTGCATCTCCATCCGCCCACGTTGATGTTGATAATGTGCTTAATCCATCGAGTAGACCATTGACCATTATCAATCCTTTTTGATTAGCAGCTATTGAAGCTGACACCACCAATCCAACTGTTTGCGCTGAAGTGGCATCACTTGAATTAGATGCAAGCTTCACGGTCAATCGGTCACCTTGTCCACCAAATGCGTACACTGGTTGTCCTTTTGTGATAGTAACTGAATCAGCATTGGTTACGTATGCGAGCAAAGTATTTGGAGCAGTGCCAATAACTTGAAATCCGTTTAATGTAGTGTTATAAATGCAGAACATTTCAGCACCATCAATAATATCCCCACCTATCAACAAGCCGTTATTGTTTCTATACAAATCTTTTGCTCCAAGTGAATTGATGTTGAGCGTTGCTCCAGTTGTATTGCCAATGGCGAATCTAATTAGATAGGCATCACCATCGTTATAGGCAGTTATTCCGCTTATTGTTGTGGTGTAAGTATCAGTTCCCGATGTTGTCCCCTTTGGGATGCCACTACCACCACCTCCCCCTGGTATTGTTTTCCAAGTATTGTCAGCAGCCAAATAATCGGTTGACGCTGATGGATCATTGGTTGTGTATTGCAGTTTTTTCATTAGTCGTAAATTGCTTCTAATGTAACCTCTCCACCTGCACAAAATGAATTAAATACTTCTATTGGCATTTCGCATCGCACCCTACCATCTCCATTGTCATAATAAATGCCATAATCTAAAAAACAAGCGTTGTTCTGAACTGGAGGATTTGCATTAAGCATCGTCACAAAATCAGTTATGTTGGTTTGATTTGTGCCATAACAAGCGTGTGCGGATTCTTCGTTACAATAATAAACAATGCTATTCATTGGAGTACTTTCGAAATCAATAACCTGCGTAAACACGCTAATGGTTTGCTTACCATAAGGAATCTCACAAGCGTTCCACAAATAATCAACTGTGATATCAATTGACAATTGAACTCCAGTTAAGACGTGGCTAAACTCCTCAATGAATGGTTGCGCTGAAATTGGTTTACCCAATACTACCGACTCATCGAAGATTGTTCCATTTTCCAACATATTTACAAAGTCACCTGCAAGTTGTATGCACTCACTCATTGATTGGCGTTGATACTCAGTCTTTTGTTCTTTGTCACGTGGTATGTCGGAAAAATAGACATCCCACGAATAAGTTAATGAACCTGCATCAAATGAAAATGATGTTGGTGTGACGTGCATCCAAGGCCATTCACCTTCTTTCTCTAAATCAGCTTGTGAAATTTGTCCGTGTGTGAATCTGCGAATTAATGCGTGACTATTGGCGAAGTCTTGAAACTTACCAATGACAACGTTATAAGTGTAAAGAGATGATGCGCTCATATAGTTAAGTAGCTTTAATGGTTGTTTTTAGTCAGTAATTGTTTTTGAAAGTTAAAATAATCTATCCGATACGATAGATGCGCAAAGATTGTTGAGGCTTGCGTGTTAGTGATGGCATCAAATTTAGTGATATCCCTATCCGCTAATTCTTCAATGACGTGAAACCATCCGTACTTTGATGAGAGTTCGCTTGTTGCAATGCCTCCTCCATCATCATCATCGCTTCCTTCAGATTCCTCGTCACTTCTGAATCCAAATACTGAAGCGAAGTGTTCACCAATTCTTTTTCGATAGTCGAAAAAAAAACCAACGCACCGTTTGCAATTGATAAAGGCATCTCATTGAAGTCATCTGCATTTTTTAGATGTGCTGAAGTGTAAGGCTCAATGGTGTACTTATTGCCAAGTTGGTTACTGATTGGTCTATAAAGGATGGCAAGTATCTTGTTGAGGTTCTTGGGAAAGTCTTTGCAGTTGGAATCAAGGTCAAGCCACTCACCAAATGAGATAGCGTTGATGTCGGGAACGAATCCGTAGTCTTTCCATCTGTTTTGTTTTGAAGCTTGTGGTTGTTCTATAATAGAACGAAATGCATTGATTGCATTTTGCAATTGATCGGGTGCAAGTTGCCTCACGAAGTCTTTTGATTGTCCGAGAATAGCGGACACTTGACCTACCTCATTACCTTCATTCGATATGAAATCAACGTATTGTTTCACCGTTATGGTGTTATAGTCAAGTGATACTTTTATCTTATTCATTGTCGGGTAATTTCTTTTCGAGTTCGGTGATCCATTCGGTGAAAAGTTCGGTGATTTTTGCCTTTGCTAATCTCTTGCGTTGCTCCTTTTGTTGTAGCCACATACCGAATAACACTGCGATGGTGAATGTTGATTGTGTAGCTGGGTTAACTTCTTTTTCTTCCATCAGTCTAACTTTATTTGATTTTCATTTATTATCTCGTAGAAACGTGTTCTGAATTTATCCACACCATCCAGTTGTTCAGATGAAAGATTTTGGCTATTGTATTTTACCCAACTGCGCATCTCCTGCTCTATCTCCCAAAAGGTCACCCATAATTTTCGAGATTGTTGGAATAACTCCAATTCCTCATAGTCATCATCCGTGAATTCGTATATCACCTTCATAGCTTTTGCAGTTCTAATTTGACAAGCTTATACCAATCATAAAAATCTTGCTCATCACCTTCACTCATCGTGGGGATATCCAATGATAAGACCATCTCAATGTGGTGTAATGCGCAGTCAACTGCACGTGCGTGGACACTACCCTCATCTTCAGACATCTTTGACCTTACCATAGGCTTAAATGCTTTGACTAATTCAGCAGCATATTCTTTTGGCTTCATAACTTATCACTTATTATTATTTGTACTGGAGCATCAGCGTCACCCACTATGGTGTTACGTGCCTGCTTAGGTTTAAAGTATTCAAGTGTCTTCAAATAGAGTTCACTTGCTATCATCTTATCCTCATCATTACGTGAACCCCACAACTTATTCAAGAAGTCATTGAACTGCTCCGCTTGTTGACCGGTGATTGATTCGCCCAATGCCTCCCATTGCAAAGTCTTTTGACCTTTAGCACCTGGAGGTTTACCGTTTGGGTTACCCGATTTTCCTTTTTCAAATGGCATATGCGATTGAATTTTGTTGATACTTACAATTCTAATTTACTTTTGAAGTGATTTATTAGTTGTTCCATCTTATGGTCATAGTATTTAGTAAAGGTAAGAAACCCCTCCTTATCGCTTTCCCATAGCTTATAAAGGATGTTCCTTAACCTTTGACCATTACTCTTTCGCTCTATCTCAAAATCAGCTTTAAGGTCATTAAGAATGTCCCTTTCATTAGTAGCAAACTCCTCCTCTTTTATCGCACAATAGACGAATGAATTTTGAAGGCTGAATAGTTGACCTGCAGTAGCTGGAGTAAGTTCATTAGTGCCTATTACAATGGCCGTAGTTTTATCTTTACGACTTTTGATTGATTCGATTTGTGCGGGAAGGATTATCATATTGGAAATGATCTAACTTTTTTCTCAGAAGGTGAATATTTATTTATTACATTAATCAAAGCACCTTCAATAAAATTTGATGTGTCTACTGTGTTTGATATTTCTTGAGATTTACCACCCCAAGATACAACCCACGTATTATGTTCTGGATAATGTTTTAATATTCCATCATTACAAACCCACTGTTGACCATTTTGAGTATAGTGAAATGTTCTTTTGTTCAACAATGGATTAAATGGGTATTTGGCTATCCATTTGAAACCATCTGCATCTTCATACAAATAAAATTTTGAATTGAATATACCATCAGTAAATAAGTATTCAATTGGTTTCATTGAATTTCTACTTTTCAAAGTTGTTATCATTTTCTTTATCATATACAAATATAAGTAATATTAATTAATCTAGAGAATAGATCCTGAACCAAAAGGGAATGAGAATATCCTACTGACTTTCACCTCAGCAGTCACTCCCTTTTAGATGCTAAGACAATCAATCTGTCGAATGAGTCCCTCACCTTCAAGTTTCAAAGTATCACCGATGACCTTTGACTTGGACACTACTTTAACACGATTCTCGGCTCGTGTGATGGTCTTGCGGCTTTGTCCTTAATGCTACCGCTGCGCTGTGCCATCATCCCCTTGTAACGCTACTCCTTTTACCCAAGCGTATTTGCACCGCCAATAAAAAGAGAATGCCCCAATCATTATAACTGTTCAGGGTTAAAATGAAAGGGGCAATACTTGTAACTCCTGAACACTACAAAGATAGTAATTCAGTTAAATGGTTGCCTATAAAGTTAATCTTTAGTTTTGAACAATTCGACTATTGTCATTGCCAAAACAACTGGCCAGCAAAAAGCGGTAAACATCATACCCAAAATATTCTCAACTGAAAAACGTAGGGTTTGCTTTAGGATCATCACGGCCATCAGTCCAATAAGTGATAAGCCTATCAGTAAATAGGACATAAAACAAAAATGTAGCAGGCTCATCAT